ATGCCGCCTTTAGCGATGATGGGCGGGGGCGCTGTTCCGCGTCAAACGATGATTGGCAGAGAGCCGCATAGGTTAGCGTATATTAATCCTGGTGAAGAGATGATGCTTCGTGCATCTGGCGGCACTGGCGAACCTGGACCTATGGGTGTTCCTGCTTTCCGTGGCGGTGGTTATGGATTTGGTGGTTTTGGTTCACCTGGCGAGGCTCCTGGTGGTGGTGTTGGTTATGGTTTAGGCGATATAGGCGGTGTAGGTCCTGGTGAAATAGATCCTGGCTTTATTGATGCGCTAGCTGAAGCATCTGTAGACAATAGTTATTTTGATGCTTTTGAGACAGATCCAGATAAACTAGCGGATCAAGTTGCTTTTGAATCTATAAGTTCGCAGGTACCCGACATTATTGGCCCGAATGCGCCTGTTTCCAATGTTGATGCTCAAAATGCTGTTGCATTAGCGACAGAAGCGTTTGATCCTTATAAAGATGTTGTTGATTTTAATACAGCTTCGACGCTTGAGTCGTCGCCTATTGCGACAGAAGATGTTGGTGTTAATACTTTAGATGAGGCTTTTTTAAATCAATACAACGATCCGAATCTTTCAGTAAACATTCCTGGCACAAACGTTAGTATGCCTGACGTTTCTTCATTACTTGGCGGCGTTGTGAGGCCAGATATGATGCCTCCTGGTTATCAGCCTACGCCTGAAGATCCAACCTTTGAGAGTTTAACTTCTAATGCGCCTTCTATGTCAATGAATATGGGTCGCATAGATCCAAATTTAGGTGCGCCTATGTCTCCTGATTACGGTAATTTAAATATTGATATGGGTACAGATAATCTAGGCGGTGTTGGCGTTGGTGCTGAAGATCCTACTTTTGGTTATAACATTGATATGGAAAGTGATCCTTTCCCTGGCGCAAGTGCATTTACAGGACTTGATGCTCAAATGCCAACTGGGATTCAAGATCCATCAGGGGCATCTAATATACCTCAAATTTCTCAAGCGATGCAAAATGCTGTAACTGAGGCTCCTAATGTAAATGAGATAGCAAACATACAAGCTGCTGATGTGTATGGTTTACCTAACACTGGACTTGATACATCGTTTTCTGCGGCACAATTTGCAGATAATTTAAATCCACAAGGCCCTACTGTTACTCCGTCTATTCCAGAATTGACAGGCCCTGCTTTAGCAGAAGCAACAATGGGCGCTCCAATTGGTGATCCTGCTATGGACAGAAGAGAAGCTGCGTTTGGTGATATGAACACTCCAGAGACAGATTTTGGCACTTTAGAGGCTTCTTTAAGTTCTTCTCCATCTAATATTGGTTTACCTTCAAATTACGATCCATCACAAGGTGCAAAAAATTATCGTCAACAAGCAGAAGCTATGAGAGTTGCGGAAGCTGGTATTCAGAATCAAAAAGACATTGAGGCGAATAAGGGCAAGTTTAGTCTTGCAAGTTTACTTCCTGGCTCATTTTTATTTGGGACTCCAGAATCCAGAAAACAAGCAGCGATTAATCAAGTTTTAAGTCAAAGCGGTGGTTCTGGTTTGTTTGGCACTGGTATAGGTGGTGCTACAGGTGTTCTTGGCACTGGCGCTACTAGCTTTAATGCTGTTTACGATAAAGATGGTAACTTTGTAGGTTCCCAAGGTGTTAATGCCAATGGTGAGACTGTGAGTTATTCTGGAAATATGCAGAGTAATAACGGTTACTTTGACAGTGATGGAAAAAATATATCACAAGATATTGAAAGCTACCAAGATGAAATAGGTGGTCAAGGTTCTCCTGGCGGTATTGATACAGAATACAATCCTTGTCAGCCTGGTTTTGAGTTAGACCCAGAAACTGGCACTTGTGTTCCTATTGACGTTGCGGAGCCAGGTCCTCCTGAGATGACACCAATTATCAGACCGATAACACCTCCTGTAACGACACCAGTAGAGCCAAATCCACAGCCCGCACCAGTTGTAAGTCCTGTTTTAAGAATGCCAAAACAGTTTAATATGGGCGGTGCGACTTCAGGATCTAACTTAGATGGTGCGATTAGTAGGTTACTAAGCTCGATGTCATGAATGAAATTAGCAAGTTTACAGATTTTTTAACGGATGAGGAACTTGCTACAGTAGCTCCTATGTTAGAACGTTTAACGACGTTGGACGATAGGGCTGAAAAACAAAAAGATTTCATGTCTTTTGTAAATCATGTGTGGCCTCAGTTTATTGAGGGGCGTCATCACAAGGTTTATGCCGAAAAGTTGCAAGCTGTGGCAGATGGTAAGATAAAAAGGCTTATTATTAATATGCCGCCACGTCATACTAAGAGCGAATTTGCCTCTTATTTGTTCCCAACGTGGCTTATGGGCCGAGATCCTACTAAAAAAATCATTCAAGCGACCCACACAGCTGAATTAGCTGTTGGTTTTGGTCGAAAAGTAAAGAATTTGATTGATAGCGAGGATTTTAGGGACATTTTTCCTGATGTTAAGCTTGCATCAGACGCAAAAGCCTCTGGTCGTTGGAGTACCAACGGTGGTGGGGAGTATTACGCGGTTGGTGTGGGCGGTGCTTTGGCTGGCCGTGGTGCTGATTTGGCTATTATTGACGATCCTGTGTCTGAGCAAGACGCTTTAAGCGCTACTGCGCTAGATAATATCTACGAATGGTACACTTCTGGCCCAAGACAGCGTTTACAGCCAGGCGGTTCAATTATTATTGTGATGACAAGGTGGTCTATTAGGGATTTGACGGCAAAAGTTTTGCAAAGACAGAGCGAAAAAGGTGCAGATAAGTGGGATATAGTGGAATTTCCTGCAATTATGCCCTCTGGAACCTCTTTATGGCCTGAATACTGGTCTTTAGAGGAGTTAGAGAGCGTAAAAGCCTCTATTCCTGTTGCTAAATGGAATGCTCAATATATGCAAAATCCCACTGCTGAAGAGGGTGCAATCATTAAAAGAGAGTGGTGGCAGCAGTGGAATAAGGAAGACCCGCCCCCTTGTAGCTACATTATTCAAAGTTACGATACGGCATTTAGTAAGAGCGATAGAGCTGACTACTCTGCTGTTACAACTTGGGGTATTTTTACTGAAGATGATACAAATGAAGACCATATTATGCTTTTAGACGCTGTTAAAGGGCGTTGGGAGTTCCCACAACTCAAGCATGAAGCAAATGAGCTTTACAAGTTGTACGAGCCTGATATGGTTTTGATAGAGCAGAAGGGGTCTGGTATGCCGTTGACGCAAGAGTTGCGCCGGATTGGTATTCCTGTAACGCCTTTTACTCCGAGCCGTGGTGCAGACAAGTTTACGAGGATGCATTCTTGCGCTCCTGTGTTTGAAAGTGGAATGGTTTGGTGTCCTGATACGAATTTTGCTGATGAGGTTATGGAAGAATGTGCTTCTTTTCCCAATGGTGAACATGATGACTTGGCAGATTCGATGACACAGGCTATACTAAGATTTAGACAAGGTGGTTTTATTACAACGCCCACCGATTATGATGACGACGATGAATATGCTTATAGCAAACGCAGAGAGTATTATTAAAGGAGAATAAGATGGCAGATGTTAATCCTAGTAAATTGATTATGCGACTTTTACAAGAGATGGCAGAGGGAGAAGCTGTTGCCCGTGGCAATAGAGCTTCTGCAATGGAAGCAGAAGAATCTGGCAAAACATTGTCTAATCGTGACATGGACTTGATTAATATGGCATTAGGTAGGGGCGTTACAAAATCTGTTAGGCCAAGAGCTAGACCTCAAGGCATGATGTATGGTGGTGAGGTTAAAAAAGGCAAAGTTAAAAAGTATAAAGGCGGCGGTTGTGTTATGGCTGGTCGTGGTGGCAATTTTAAAGGAGTAAAGTAATGAAAGAAGATAGCGGTATGGTTAAGACACCTAAGACACCCACAGATGGCAACAGCCAAAATAAAATGGGTGTTATGACTCAATCTTATGAGAAAGTGAAAAAGGCTCCAATTGAGGGCGGAACTGGTGCGGGTAATGCTCGTGGTGGTGGCGCTGCTTTGCGTGGAACCAGATTTTCTGGCGTAAAATAATACTTGAAAAGGATTTTTAATGTTTCAAGTTTCGAGGTTGGGGTGGAGTAAGATAACTATGAGTGGTTACCTCCCTACAGTCATAGTTGGCGGATGCAATTTCACCTCAACACCTATATAGGAGATTTAAATGGCTATTGAAGATGATATGGGTCCAGGCGGTGTACCTGGAATACCTGTAGTACCAAACCAACAAGTTCCTGTTGAGGTGACCGAAATACCTGCTGACCCAGGTGTTTTTGAATTTAATGACGGCAGCGCCGTTATTGGCGAGTATGAATCTTCAGAAGATACTCCTCCGCAAATTCCTTTTGATGGTAATTTAGCAGAAGTTATGGAAGAAGACGCTCTTGGACGGCTATCGTCAGATCTTGTTGGATCTATTTTAGACGACTTGTCTTCAAGAGAAGACTGGGAAGACACTTATAAAAAGGGTCTTGAGTTTTTAGGAATGCAAACAGAAGACAGAACAGAACCTTTTGAGGGTGCTTCTGGGGTAATACACCCGCTATTGGCTGAATCAGTTACGCAATTCCAAGCGCAAGCTTATCGTGAGCTACTTCCAGCTTCTGGGCCTGTTCGAGCGCAAGTTATTGGAGCGCAGAACGAAATGCTTGTTAAGCAAGCAGAGCGTGTTAAAGATTATATGAATTATATGATTACTTATGAGATGGAAGAGTATGATCCTGAGTTAGATCAAATGCTTTTTTACCTTCCTGTAATTGGATCTACATTTAAAAAAGTTTATTTTGATCCTTTAAAGCAGCGTGCTGTAAGTAAGTTTATTCACGCTGAAGATCTTATTGTTCCTTATGGGGCAACAGACTTAGCTTCTTCTCCACGCATTACGCATAGAATATCTATGGATTCAAACGAAGTTAGAAAGCTGCAGTTAGCTGGTTTTTATAGTGACATTGATATTCCTGAAGATGGTTATGGTGAGTCAGATTCAGATGAGGTTACTGAGTCAATTGATGACATTCAGGGTGTACATCCTTCTAACGCATCTCGTGATTTAGTTTTATACGAAATACATACATCTTTGGACCTAGAGGGTTTTGAAGATGTTGGTATGGATCAAGAGCAAACAGGATTAAAACTTCCTTACATTGTAACCATTCTTGAAGATAACAATGAGATATTAAGCATTAGACGCAACTATGATGAAATAGAACCTATGAAGCGTCAGAAGCAATATTTTGTTCATTATAAGTTTTTGCCTGGTCTTGGTTTTTATGGCCTTGGCTTAACACATATGATTGGTGGTTTGGCTCAAGCTTCTACTTCTATTTTACGTCAGCTTATTGACGCTGGTACATTAGCTAACTTACCAGCAGGATTTAAAGCGCGTGGCGCTCGTATTCGAAACGATGACGATCCACTGCAACCAGGAGAGTTTAGAGACATTGATGTAGTGGGCGGAGACTTGCGTGGCTCCCTTATGCCATTGCCGTTTAAAGAGCCGTCAGGCACTCTTTACAATCTTTTAGGTACTTTGGTCGATGCCGGACGTAGATTTGCTTCTATGGCTGATTTAAAAATAGGTGAGATGGGTGGTGAAACACCTGTTGGCACAACAATGGCGATTATGGAGCGTGGTACAAAAGTTATGTCTGCAATCCATAAGAGATTGCATTATTCTCAAAAGATAGAATTTAAATTACTAGCTAAAATATTTGGTGAGGGCTTACAGCCTTATCCTTATGCTCCATCTATGGAGGTAGGCCCAGAAATTAAAGCACAAGATTTTGATCAACGTGTGGATGTTTTACCAGCCAGTGATCCTAATATATTCTCCATGTCGCAAAGAATTGCATTGGCTCAAAGTGAATTGCAGTTAGTACAGTCTAATCCAGAAATACATGGTGGACCACAAGGACTTTATCAAGCATACAGAAAAATGTATGAGGCTTTAGGTGTAACTAATATTGAGGCTATATTGCCGCCTCCACCGCCTCCGCCTCCCCCTGTTAATGCTGCAAAAGAAAACCAAAACGCTCTTATGGGTCAACCATTGCAAGCCTTTCCAGAACAAGACCACCAGGCACATATAGAAACACATTTAGCTGTTATGGCTACATCTGCGGTTCAAATGAATCCAAATGCTGTTATGGCTCTTCAAGGCCATATTCAAGAACACATTGGTCTTATGTCAGAAGCGCAAGCACAATCACAAGTTATGCAAGGTATTCCACCTGAAGTGCAACAAGATCCACAGCAAATGGAAATGATGATGCAGCAAATCAAACCACAAATTGATAAAATTGCAGCACAAATCATTGCAGACACAACAGAACAGTTAGCGCAAGCTGTAACACCACCACCACAAGAAGATCCTCTTGTTGCAATTAGGCAACAGGAATTGCAAATTAAAGCTGCTGACATACAGCGTAAAGACGATGAGTTTGTAGCAAGGCAAGAAATGGAGAAAGAAAAAGAGCGTAATGATACTCTTATTGCTCAACAACGTATTGATATTTCAGAAGATGCGTTGAAAGACAAAACTAGAATTGCAGAAGATCGCATTCAAACTCAAAGAGACATTGCTGAATTTAATGCTAGACAAAAAGGAATGAATTAATGGTTTCTTCTGTAAGACAAAAAATTATAGACCAAATAAGAGCAGCAAAAAAAGGTGTTCAAAGTGCCGTTGAAAAAGGGGTCGAGTCCGCAAACGATAGCATACAACGTGTCCAAGCTGATATCAGAGGGGTATCCTCAGAAGCAAGCAGTAGCGATAGCGTTGAGCCAAAAAAAGAAGTCAAAAAAACAAAACCAAAAGCTAAAGCGAAAAAAAGTGCAAAAAAAAGCGCTGGGCGGAGCAATAAAAAAGGTTAGTCC